GGAGCAGCGGCTGAATCGACTGGAGAATTAAAAATGCCCGACTTGACGCTGACTGTAACTGACGCCCAGAAAACCCGAATTGACGCTGCTTTTGGAGCCGCGTATCCCGGTGAGACTATAAACGATGCGTTCTATTCCAACTGGATTAAGCGCCATATTAAAGCGCAGGTGATACAATACGAGAGTCAACGACGTAGTCCAGACGCAGCCATCGCATCGGATCTCGATGGCGAAGGCTGGAACTCTTAAAGGAGGTATATCGTGCCGAAGGTAGGCGGTAAGCATTATCCGTACACAAAAGCAGGGAAAGCTGCGGCGAAGTCAGCAGCCAAGCGGTCGGGCCGTAAAATGACCAACACACGTAAGCCGAAGAAATGACCATTTCCGCACCTTTTACTCAAAATAATAAGGAGAAATTTGTGAGCACTAAGGAAGAAGTTAAAGAAGTTGAAGAGCCTAAAAAACACACCATCGAAGAAAAGCTTGCGATCTTAGAGAATCAGCTTCAAGAGCGAGTAAACACAGTAATTTCTCAAGATCCTATATGTAACCGACTTATGGGAGCTAAAGAGGCTTTGATGGGTGAACAAGTAAAGGAATAACAAATGTTCGAAATGCTTTCAAAAGCAGGCCCGTTATTGAAATCCGCTGGGAGACTTGCAGGTATTGTTCGAACACAAGTAGATGGAGCTCCAGTTAAAGCTCCAAATACCCGCCTGGTAGCTGCCGGAGTCGGAGTAATTGCTGCGTTTGGTTGGTTAGCGCCTGATCAAGTTAATGCGCTAATCGAGCTCATTTTAGCAGTTATGGAAGTTGGGAATACTGAGTAATCCCCAAACAAGCTCCAGAATGATATCATTTAGTACTTCGGTATGTTATATTTAGTACATGACCATTGAAAGAGGAAAAAAGCTCCGGCGTAAAGGAGGAATGCACGCTTCAACAGGTGTAGCCGGTGCAGCGGCTTATATCTGTGTTGCTATATTTGGTGGAGATCTTCCCAGTTCAGTTGATATGGTTGCTCTAACATCCGCTGTAACAACGATTTTTAGTGTTATCCTGAATGAAGCAGCGGACCCGAAATAACCTAGACTTAAGGATAAATTAACATGCCCGAGGAAGAAGAATCCGGAGGGATACCAGGGTGGATGAAGTGGCTGGCCGCTATGTGGGCTGGAAATCAGCTTGTAGGCGACCCTGCAGGACTTTCCACTCCACAACTCTCTGAAGAACAAAAGGAGGCGTTCACTAAACAATCCCAGATGTTCGATCTGATTATGGGGGATATGGAACGTCGAAATAGACTTAGTCTGTACGAAGACCCTGAAACGGGAAATCTTGCAGGCCCTCTAGTTGATGCAATGAACTCTGCTATGACTAATGTTCAGTCACAGCAAGCTGCTCCGAGGATGCGGATTTCCGCACAGCCTTTTGACCCTTTCGGAGAAGCCCGTAGCGCACAGGTTTTTGGGCCTGATATGCAGAGTGGTATGGCCCCAATTAACCTACAGATTCCAAGCGCTACGGGCGATAATGGTGATGATGAGGGCACTGACGGCGGTGAAGATCCTGATTTAATTGTCGATGAAGATCCTGATCTTATTCAGCCGGTTGATCCTATAGATGATGATCCTATTACAGTGGAGCTTTTAGATGATCCTGGAGGCGCTGATGGACCGCAAGGTCCCGGTGATTATGAAGATCCGGGCATGGACTTCGAATTACCCGATGTGGGCATTGATGGGCCTAAGCTTGACCTTGATTTGGATATTCCGGGCGATTTCGGGCCGGGTGGGCTTCCGGATGTAGATGTACCGAACATAGATGGGCCAGAGGTAGATCTTCCCTTAGATGTGGATATTCCTAAAGACTTTGGACCGGGTGGAGTTCCTGATATAGATCTTCCTGTTTTAGATTTAGATCCCATTTTTCCCTTGGATTTAACTACTCCAGAGGGTTTTGGGCCCGGTGGAGTTCCTGATATAGATGTGGCTCTTCCGAACATAGGTCTGGATTCAGGCAACTTTGGTATGCCTGATTTCGGGGATTTGGGTAAGGTTGACCCTGGATTTTCCTATGATTTGAGTGGAACAGGGATGCCAGACTTTGGTGCGCTTCCTGAGGTAGATCCTCCAGGATTTGAGTATGATCTAAGTGGTGTTGGAATGCCTGATTTCGGAGATCTTGGCACTCCTAAAATTTCAGGCCCGACTATTACTTCAGGTGATTTCGGAATGCCTGATTTTGGTGATCTTGGCATCTCAGGCCCAGATATTACTTCAGGCGACTTTTCTATGCCTGACTTTGGTGACTTAGGTGATGTGGATATTGATATTCCAGATTCGGGTGACTTTGGAATGCCTGATCTCGGAATTGACTGGGATGTTAAAGGGAATATTCCGGACGATTTTGATTTGAATGTTCCTGAAGTAATGTTGGGAATTGATGGAATTCCTGACTTTGGTATTGATTTTGACGTAACAGATCGAATTCCAGATTTTGGAGACCTTCCAGACCTCCCAGAACTCGATCTTAGCGGCCTTCCGGGGATCTTTGCGGGCTTAGGTATTCCAAGTGATTCAGGACTTCTTGAAGAGATCACAAACGCCCTACGAGGAGCCGGAGAAGAAGCTTTAAGTGCCGCAGGCGATCTAGCAGGCTTTGTAGAAGGTTATATGCAAGATAAGCATCCTGAACTTTGGGATAATCTGACAAAAGATAGCGGATATTTTGAGGGTGGGCCGGGTGATTTTGCTGATGTGGGTGAAACCGTTATCGCAGATGATGGTAGTATAATTCAGGTAGGGGAAGATCCCTTAGGGCTTGATGAGTTTGGACTAACTCCCGAGCAGGCAACAGATTTAGTCCAGGGATCAGCCAGTACAGGTACTGATATATTCGATAGAGATCGCGTACCGGGTGCGACCACTTCGGTAATTGCGGCAGTGGATGACTTTCTGTTGGATGGCGCGGTTCAAGATTGGGCACGGAGGAATGGACTTTTACCCCCGACTCAAAATCGAATCATTAGCGCTGAAGATGGCTACGCATGGGCCAAGCAAAATAATCCGGATCTGACGCCCGAAGCTTGGACAAATCAAATTACTCAAATGGGACAAGATATTGCCGATTTGGGTGGAACGCAGAATTACTATTCAGTTCGAAGGATTATTGAAGAGAATCCTCAATCGGCTACAAGTTTGATTGCGAACGAACAAGGACTCGGGGCAGCAGGAGATTATTTCTTTTGGTATGCGGATCATAATAAAGAAGTGATTGACTCTGGTGTGAACGATGCAGATTTGGCTCGAATTTACTCTGAGGGCGGGATTCCGGCGTTAATGGATCAAGTATTGGATTCTCGCATTGATCCGGATGAAACTTCAGGTGCAGAAGCAGCTCGAAGGCGAAGGCTATCAGAGGGTGCTGATGTATCGGACGGTTCTGTCTCTGTAGATGACGACTCACAAATTTCTGATGCTGGCGGTCCTGGTGATTTTGCAGGTGCAGGAATGGGCTTTGACTCTGCCTCACCTTCTCCAATAGCGGGCGGTCCTTCTGGCCCTGCTAGAATAGAGGCGCGAGATAATATCTACAACCGCCTTGGCCGAGACCCAACAGAAGAAGAGATAAATCAGGAGATAGCTAATCCTGGATCAGTCGTTGCTCCGTTTACTAAATCTGATGAGCCCATATCTCAGCTTGAGGGTAAAAAACTTTATGATGACACTGGTCAGCAAAGTCACCTCCTGCGACATAATTGGAACCATTGGAGCATGTCCGCTAGAAAAAACCTTGTTGATGATTGGATTAAATCGGCTGGAGAGACTCATAATGATGTAACCCCCCTAGATTTTGAGAGAGTATTCGGTGTTTCTCTCCGTGGAGGATTAAATCCGGAGAACGATTGGAGTTGGCATCCCGATACCGGCCTAGATTATAAGCAAATAGATGAAACACTGAGTACATCTGATGGATTAGCGGTATGGGGCGAGAACAGCGTCAATAACCCTGGGCAAAGTGATTGGATTCTTGAGAAAGGAAATTGGGAGAGCATTGATCTAAAATCAAGAGAGAATATGGTCAATTCGTGGATAAATGCTCTTAAAGACAGACATCCTAATGTATCTCCTTGGGATTTCCAAAGAGTCTTTGGGGTCACTCTTTCGGACGACAGCGATGCTATTCTAGGAGATTCTGGAGGATGGGGCTTTGGGCCTGGTGGATTCCAGTATAATGTACTTAAAAATAAGTCAGACGGCTCAGAGAGCCAGTTCGCTATTACAGGACGTGATTCTGATGCGCGATGGGGCCAAGACCATCTGCTGGATTTTTATTATAGCGCAAATAAAGTTCAAAATATACCTACGAAAGTCTTAATAGCCGGAGCAGAGTGGGCAGATAGTCAGGGTTTTTCCGATACTTCCATAGAATTTCAAGAAGATCCTTCAGGTCGAGGACGCCATAAGTTAGTGAACAATGCAGGTCAAACTGTGGGGCATTGGGCACCAAATCGTACACCGCCACGCTGGGTTAAAGGTGGCTCAGGGAAACCTGCTCCTCCTCCTAACTTTAATTCTCAAGCTGACCGCCTTGATCGTGGTGCTGTTCGGGATGTTTGGGCTGACATTGATGAAAAGCAGGCTTCTCCTCCTAATATGTCCAACCCTCAAGCTCTTCGACGGAGACACGTAGTATGACACAAGTTAATAATGGGCCTGTTGATACCGCCCTACCGAACGAACAACCATTAAACTATACGACACCCGCACTGCCCGGCGTGAGTGACTTACCTGAGCAGCAACAGACGCTTTTGAGTGATCTTCAAGGCGCTCCGAACATGGGTGGGTTTACCTCAAATTGGGCAACTCCTTGGAGTCAGGCTCCGGGGATGGTTACAGGGGCAGGGGCCGGAATTAGAGGGCTGAGTCCATACTCGAGGGATGATCCTACGTTCGGAGGCTCTTTAACAAAGAAGTTCGGGCAGAGTGATGATGTAACTGATCTTCGAAAGAATCTTACAGGCATCTTGGAGGGAAAGAAGGATCTCCCGTTTCTTGGAGATCTCCTAAAGGGCTTTCGTGATCAAAATGCACAAGCTATGGACGAGCTTCGAGCCGGGCAGGCAGCTCGCGGCGTTGTGAATTCTACACCGGGATTTGAGGCTCGGAATAGACTTAAAAATCAACAGCAGGCTGCGCTTGCTGGAATTTCCTTAGACGCGCTCTCAAGAGGTACAACACCCATGCTAGGAGCTTTAGGTGAAATGGGTAGGCAGGACCTTGGGCGACAGAGGGGGGAAATCGGGCGTCAACAAGGTGAATTTGGTGCGGCTCTTCAAGGGCAGGGTCAAGGTTTCGGACAGGGACTTGCACAGAATCAAGCCTTGGGCTCTCTTGGACAAGCTCTGGGTGGAGCACAACTCGGTGCGTTGGGACAAGATTTCTCTCAACAAATGCAATCGGGCGGTCAACAGGGCGCGCTTATGAATCAAATCTTTAATCAGGGCATGGGCGTACAAGATCGTTCATTAGCTCAATTCATGGGTCTAACGGGCCTGCAAAACACTCTAGATAACGCTAATTTTGCGAACAAGAACGCTGCAATAAATACGTTAATGGGTGTTCTGTCCGGAACAGGAACTTCTGGCGGTGCGTCAGGTTTGGCGGCTCCCGCAGGAGGTCCAAGTACAACACAAAGTCTTATGGAGTTGTTGATGACTCCAGGTATTGGAAATTCGCCCCTTGGACAATGGTTAGGGTTGAGTGGGATAGGGGGAACATAAAATGGTAGATATTCTTAAAAGCTTTAGTCAGGGACTTAAGAATTTAAGTCCAGGGATTAATCAGGCTGCTGCGGGCGCTGCTGAGACCTCGCCATTATGGGCTAAAGACCTTATAAACAGGCAAACATTAGGGCGAAAGAGAGAGGTTGAGCGGGAGGAGACGGAGAGGAAGAATACACTAAGGGAAGCTGAATTTGCTAGGGATCGCGCTAAGTACGGCCTCGAGCTCGCCATTGAGTCTGGTGATAACACGCTTTTGGTTAATGCAGTAAGATACGCTCAGGACGCAAAACTGCTTGATCCTTTGGTTGATCCAGCAGAGATGGCTTTAAATTTGATTCCTGATCCTATGGAGGATATAACCCTTAAACCCGTTACAGGTGATCCCTCAAAGTTTTATTATACCGATCCTATTACAAAGAAGCCTGTAATTGTGGGTTCGGATTATAAACCTCCACCCCCTGTACTCTCTGATTTTATTGACGCAGGTCAAAGAGCGGCTGAAAATAGTGGCTATAAAGCAGGCTTAGAAGTTTTGGCGGCTCATATGGGACGCCCTCTTCTCCCAGAAGAGATTGATCGAGTAAAAGAAGCCTACATAGCGGTAGCGCCTGTACTAAACGAAAATGATGGTATTTTTCAATACCTTCAAACGCTTAGTAAAGACGCACGTACAAGAACCTTTTATGGCATGACACCGACTATGCAGGGCGCTCTTTTGAATGACTACGGTGTCTCTATGGATTTAGGTGATAAGCCTATTGAAGCATTTGAACGGCGTGCGAAAGAGGCTGCAACCCCGTTGTTAGCTTTGGAACTTGTTGATGAATATCTCAAAGACCCAAAATACGCAGAAGTCATGGGACCGTTTATGGGTCGAGCTCTTGGATGGAATGCTTATCATAAGGATGCTAAAACGTTCCAAGCTCGAATGCTTCTTACAACTCAGATTGTAGGTAAGTTCCTCGAAGGCGGCGTTCTACGTCAAGAGGATACAATCAAGTACAAAGAAATGTTGCCTAAATTATCTGATACAGTTGTAGTGGCTCAAAATAAGGTTCGAATGGTTCAGTTTCTGATTGAGAGTATGAGGGATTTGTATTCGGCGGGAGGTACGGTTACAAAAACACTTGATGATCAGGGTCAAGAAGTTGAGAAACTAGTAATACAAGATTTGCGCTCCCCAGAAGGTGAGCTTATGAATCCTGCAGACCCCTCGGTACCATTGGCGGATATACACGCTTGGATGAAAGCCAATACTACTCACCCGTATTATCAGGAAGTCAAATCTGTTTTTCAACGCCGACGTGAAATAATTCTGTACCAAGAAGAGACAAAATAATGCATCCCAGCCATCCGGAATCCACTCAAATTCCAACGCGCTCTGAGCAAGCAGTAGATCAGGCTGAATTAGATTGGCTTAATAATCTATACATTCCTGAAGAGCGTGAGCCTTATTACGATCCTCCGTTTAAGTATGATCCTCATGCTACTGATATGGGGGTCGCAAATGCTATGCGTATAGTTGGAAATGCCCCGTATTCAGCTATTAAAAGCGCGGGTGCTTTGGTTGATGCAGGGGCAGACGTGATGAAGGTTGGAATTGCCTTAACTCAACACCTTGTAGGCATGGAGCCTTCTTACAATATAGATGAAACTGTCCCTGGAATGATGGTTCGAGGAATTGCGGGGGCAGGAGAGATTGCGGGTAATGCTTCGGGTATTGAATTCCTTGCAGGGGAAGAAACCCAAAATGCTAAGATCGCTCGTGCAGTAGGTGAGTATTTTACTGAAGTAATGCGTAATCCAACAAGACAAATTGTCGAAGATCCAGCAGGAACTCTTTTGGATCTTAGCGCTATTGGAGGACCTGCATCACGTATGGCGAAGGTGGGAGCTAGTATTCGAGCGGCACATCCAGTGCGAGTAGCTTCTGAAGCAGTTAGACAGGGCGCTCGAGGGACCAGCGCTTTTGTCGAAGGAGCTAGTGCTTTTGGTGCCGGTTTTCTTACAGGTTTTGAATCTCCACACTTTCGTCAAATGGCTGAAGCGTCACGATCACCTATAACACCCCCTGTTTTGGATCGTAGAACAAGAGAGCTTAGACCCGCACACGGTCGCCGTCCTGCATCCATTATGGCGTTACGTGAACAGGTTGGCGCTCAAAATGTGATTGATCAATTCCATGCTTCAATGAAACGTGTTACTGAGTCTCGAAGAATAGCATACCAAGATCAAATAAGAAAATTGCGTATGTATAAAGGGGAAACCCTTAGTATGGAACCTATTCGAAATTCGATCTTTCATAGCCTGTTCGAAGATTTAGCAGGATATAGGATTAATTTTACCTTTGACAAAGCAGGTAATAGAATCCTCGATTTTAGTCAAAGCACCATAGGTCCTGGTGAATCAGGTTCACGTAATATGATAACTAAACTAGTACGTGAATTAGACACTTGGGAAGGTACTAGCATTTTTCAAATGGATGCGCTAAAAAGGCGTGTTGGACAGTTCCATAAAAAAGGTGAAAGTTTTACTACATCAAACGGGATTGTTGACGATGCTTTCGATGTAATTCGAGATCAGTTAGGCCGTAAAGTAGACGGTTATAATGAATTAGTCGGTCCTTATGAATATATGTCTAAACAACTTAAACAATTCGATAAGGTTCTTTCGGCTAGCTCAGATAATCCTGAAGCAGTTCTAAATAAGCTTACAGGAATTCTCAAAGATTCTCCCACGGCTCATCTTCGTAAACAAGTTATGGACGAAATGGTACGTCTTGGGGGTGGTCGATCTATTATGGATCAAGTTGCTGGTTTGTCCCTGTCTCAAAAGGCCCCGAAGGGATTAATCGGTCGTTCGGTTGCTGTTTCGGGGGCACCGTTGGGAGGTTACGGTGCTTACGCCTTTAGTCCTGAGCATTTTCTAGGTGGTCTGGCGTTTTTAAGTATGACCTCGCCTCGAGTTATGGGTGAATTCTTCTCAGTACTGGGTGTAGCCCAACGGCAGGCAGACAATGTGGTTCGATTTATGGAAGAACTTAATAGAAGAGTTCCGAACGCTGTTGAGGACGGATTGACTGTGGGTGGGGCTTTCAGAAAGGCCATATCACTATCAGAAGATTGGTCTCATATGAGTGCCGAACAAGAACTTTTAGATGCCGAACGAGCCAAACGAAAATCCGAACGTGTTAGTCGTGAAACACGTAACAGACCTCCGATTGGTGGAGGTGGTGGAGTAGGGGGTGCCGGCGCTACGGTTCTTGGAGTTAATATTCGCTAAAATGTATCATCGCCCTCTGATGGCGAATCGGAGAGATAAAAAATGTCTCCTCACTACCCGGATAGCAAGAACGTCGCCTCATTTGGTGACTTACGCCGTCACTACGATGCACTTAAAAAAGAACTAGAACAGACTCAATCGACTGTTAAAGCCGAACGTTGGACTGCAAAATCGGCTGCTAAAAGCAAACGCGAAACCCAGGCAGAGTTAAAAAAGTCCGTAGGTCGAACAGCCAAACTTCAGAAGCAGGTCACGGCTCAAGAGAGGGCGAAGGAAGACAGTAATCGTGCTGCGGCGTGGAGTGCAAGTGCAGCTACAGCGGTGACAATATTTTACCAGATCTGCCGCTCAACCGGCCAATGGCCGGGAGGTTATAAATGGGAGTCGGTTTGGACGCACGAAGCCACCACAGCCGCATTAGTGACGTTTATCACCTGGATACTTAGCCAGGCATACGCGGCAGCGCAAGAGTAAGTTGTCGAGATAACAACACACTTATACAGACGGAAAGACAATAGCCGTGCTGCTCGAGTTGATCTATAGTGCCTAACTCTCCAATCATAGAGATTATCGAAAAAGAATACCGTCCTAGAAGCCTTCAAGGACAGCCTCTTAAACTATTTCCCTTTCAAAAACGTATTCTGAACGAATTCTTTAAGATGGAGGGTCGAGGTAAGGCGCGCCGCCTGAAGTACACAACAATGGTGTATTCCTGTCCGAAAAAGTCTGGTAAGACTGAAATTATGGGCGCGGTGACCTACGCGTTTGCTCGGGTGTTTGGAGGGGAAATGTATTCGGTAGCAAACGATGCCGAACAAGCTGGAGCTCGAATGTTTCAGCGAGTGGTCGAAAGTCTCAAAGCTCTACGAGAACAAGATCCTAAGACGTTCGAACAGATCATGCCCGATGATAAACGAATTCGTGATAAAATTACTGTAAATAACGAAGTACTGTTTGAGAACAACTCGCAGCTTAATGCGGGCCCTCATACGCTTAAGTTTATTGCCAACGATTTCGCTGGGGAAGCCGGGGCAATGAATGCGTTTGTAGGATTCGATGAGCTTTGGGGTGTAAGTTCAGAGCGTGGTGAACGTTTGTGGACTGAAATGCAGCCCATTCCAAACCTAACAGCCTCGATTAGGTTTGTTACAACGTACGCAGGGTTTTATGGAGAGAGCGCGTTGTTGTGGCGGATTTATGAGAACATAGTTAAACCTGATCCCCACACCAACGAAGAGCTTGGTACCAAGGTTCCAGGGTTAGAGGATCTTCCGGTGTATGTCTCAGACGATGGGTCTACCATTGTGTACTGGGATCACGAGGCTCGTTTGCCGTGGCATACACCGGAATTCCTCGAACAAGCCAAAAATGATCCCTCGGTGCAGGGGCGTGAGACTGAATTCCGAAGATTATGGTTCAATGAGTGGTCCTCGGGAGTAGAAGCATTTATAGATATGGAGCATGTAGATCGGGCTATCGCTCGGGGTGAGAATCTTATTAACAATATGGAACACAGCATACTCGGAGTGTAAAAGCTTTTGTAATGTTCGAATAAAAAGCCCTGGGAAAAGTATTTCCTGGGGCTTTATTTATTAACGTTAACGTAAGGTTGTAAATATGTTTAACGAACATCCTACATTGCCCTGGCTACTATATGAGCGTAAATCAGGCAGGGTTATGAAAATTAAGCTTAAATACGACTCGTTTGATGATAAGCCCAAAGAGATTTTCTTTATCTCAGACGCCCACGCAGACTCGGTACACTGTGCAGAGGACATCCTACGGAAAGACCTCAGGTTAGCTAAAAAACGAAATGCTGCTGTGTTCTTTGTCGGAGATATGGCTGATGCAATGCAAGGACGACAAGATCGAAGAGGAAACAAGTCTGATATAAAGCCCGAACTTAAAGTACAGGATTACTGGGGTGAACTGGTTAAGTATAACGCAAACATTCTATCTGAGGCTGGCTCGAACATTATAGGTTATGCTTATGGAAATCACGAGCTCAGTGTATTACAGCACTCTGAGATTGCCATCCCAGACCGAACTTGTGAAGCATTAAGGGACCCCGTAACGGACTATACGCCTTCAGTATTAGGTTATCGAGGCTGGTTGTTATTAACCTCATTGGTAGGAAAAAGCGGTGGCTATGGTATAAAAGTGTACTTCACACATGGTACAGGAGGTTCATCACCAGTCACTCGAGGAATTATCAAGAATGCTCGACGAGCAACAACCTATCCAGATGCGGACTTGGTGGTTTCAGGTCACACACATGATAATTGGGCCATGCCAACGCCTCGTTCTAGAATTTCAGAGCGAGGAACGATCTATGATGATGAGCAGTGGCATGTGTGTTTAGGTTCTTACAAGAAGAGAATGGACGGAGATGAGGGACTGAGTTGGGAAGACGAAAGAGAATTTGAACCTCGTACAATAGGAGGCTGGGTATTGAGTATTCCACCTTCAAGGCCCAGTAATGATGGTCATTCGGGTCCTCGGTATGAACTTAGTCGAATAGAGGACTTAAGATGATTATTCCAAATGTAGAGAGGTTGGTAGTAGTTGAATGGGACGATGCCTGGTCAGAGGCAGGTAATGCAGAGAACATTCCTAAAGCAGAGCCTTCTAGAGTATTTACTGTTGGAATTGTAGTGGTGGAGAACGAGGAAGGCATTCTACTCGCACAATCTTGGGGCAAGGATGGATTCGGAGCATTCTGGTTTATCCCTAACGGGATGATTTTGGACGTTCGGGGAGTTGTGCCCGGAGATCCAAAATAAGCTTATGGAGTTGGTCTATTTCCTCGGATAGATCAATCACAGCACGACGTAATGGATGTTCAGTTCCAGATTCAGTGCCAAACATACGTTCATAGCGTTGGGTTCGAGAAAGGCGCTTAAAAGACACACTAATAGCTCCAGATCCAAGGACGTGGACCTAGGTGTGTAGAGGGTTTCATATCCAAATGAAGGAAGCGCTTGTCTCGAGGACCTGCTTGAGAGATGCCGATACCTAGAATATTACCTCGACGTAAGGCGATTTGAGTGATTAAAAAAGCAGTCATTCCGTAGCATTTTATATCTACGGCAAGAGCTCGAGAATGCCCCCCAGGCTCTCGTTTGTTTTGTTCATCAGGATGATCCGGATGACGGTAGCCCGAAGATATAGTCATGTAATCGCATAGTTCATTACGGATGGCTTGGATTTCATCCATAAACTCCGGATCGACTATACATTCTTTAGTGTGTTTACAAGAAAACTCCTCCCAGGTAAAGTTAGGCCAACGTTCTGAAGGCCAATCTTCTGGAGAGCGAATGTTTAGTGCTTGTTCACGAGTATGTTCGGTCATGACGTTCTCCGTAAGGGGTAATGTGGCATGAACTTGTCGGCAAACTTGTTTATGGGTGAGCCTCCTTCCAAGAATCCCCAGAACCAAAGTCAGCCGGACAAATTAGCGCGTTTGAGCCGTACTTCAACGGCATAGGCAGTCCAATAGCTTCGGTCACGATATTACGGACATTGTTTAATTCTTCTGGAAGGCACTGTCCGGCAATCTCGTCATGTGTATACAAAAGACACTCAGCCCGAACATTAAGAGTTCGAAAGGCCGCAGCAGTCGTTACCAGGGCTCTGTGCATATGATCCCCAGCGGTAGACTGCGGCAAGTGTGCTACAGCTTCACGATGCAGAGGCGAGGGTAAAGAATCAGACGCACGGGAGATAGCTAAGAATGTTCGTGGCCGTCCAAATGGCGTAACAAGAGTGCGGTTAGTTTTTAAGTGCTCTATGAGGTTTAGTCTCCAGCGTACTACACCCGGACGAAGCTTATCCAATGCACGCAGGTGTTTAGATGCATCTCGATCAGAGTAAGCTAAATCTGGAATAGTATCGTTAATACGAGCGGCAAGCCCGTAAGGTGAAATCCAATATCCCCAAGAATGTGTAACCAGTTTGCCAGAATCTCTGTACGAACGCTCAGAACCTGGAACTAAGTCCCGTACACCAGACTCCGGTACATCAAACATCGCCACAGCATGTTCAGTATGTACATCACGTTCATCGAGAAAGGCTTGGACATACGCATCATCCTGAGCCAACCATGCTACAACTCGCGCTTCGATCTGAGAGGCGTCTGCCGCCCAGAATACTTTACCGGGATCTGGTACAATCCAGTCTCGTTGGGACGCAGGAAAGTTTTGCATATTCGTTCCCAAGTCGAATACATCCTTGCCTGAACGTCCACGTCCTGTTTCAACCGTAAACAGTTTATAACTTGTTCGAAGTCTGCCATCGTTATGAGTCTTAGCATCCATGTAGGTTGATTTAAGTTTTCTTGCCTTACGACACTCAAGAACATGCGTGATAAAATTCGCTACATCAGGGCGACGAGCTCTAATCTTCTTAAGCGCTCGTTCATCTGCAGATCGTGCTCGAGTAGCTTTCCACGCCTTGAGTTTGTTCAAAACCTGAATTGGAGACCAGGGGTTGACTCCTTCGAGCACGGGGTCTGCTTTGAGCGTTTCAATTCTAGACTCAAACTCATCCCGACGACGAGAACGTAAAGTTTCATCTACACGCACTCCTCGGTATTCCATTCGAATAAGTTCCATCTGAGCGGGCATAACTATCTCATCGAATAGTCTAGCGGCATTCCAAGACTTCATATTTTAATCCTCAGATAGGAGCGTGAAGAACCCGTCATCAGTTAAATGATTGCTAAAGGCTTCTACAGCCTTGACTACAGCCTGGTTAAATGCATCGGACTTAATAATTGAATTAGCTGTGCTGGTTGCCATAATAATTTGAGGGCGCGAATCAAGTTCAGAAAGCACTGCCTTACCTCCAATACATATGATAAAATCGTACTCGTGATCGTTTGCTAGATATTGGATCAAAAGTCCATCAATACCTTCGATATTGTGAACGGTCTCTTCAGGCTCATTAAAGAATTTACTGATACGGTTATGTTCGTTCATGTTTGGTGGCCTCTAACTCGGCGTATAATTTGTGCCCGATTTCCCAAGTCACACAACAATCTAATCCGTTGTATGTCCACTGAGTGGCGTCATAATCGGCTGTTTCAACCTCTTTACGCATGTCTTTGAAAAACGGCTCAAGAGTGTAGATAGATGTAAGCATTCCGAGGTCATGTGGGATTTCGGGGTACAATATCGAGTGCGCCACTGCAGTATCCAACCATACATTCGTAACAGGAATCCCCACTTGAGCCAAATGTTGTACGTCATAGTCGAGATTTTGTCCAATCTTTTTAGAGGGTCCAGAAAGCAAATCCATCAAGCGTGAAATAATCTGCTGACGTTGGAGGATCGTCCAACCTGAAACCTCAGTGAACGGGATCACTACAGCTTCTAAAGCATTCCATGCAATTCCGGTACAAGTAATTGTATGAGCAAAGGTTTCGATATCGAACGCAATGGACTCAGGAGAAAGGCGCTCTACCTGGTCGAGAATGGACATAAGCTCGGCCCACGAACAATTTTCAGCATGATGTATAGTGCGCTTCGGAGGGCGAAATTCCGAGTCATTTACTACGGCAGCTACTCGACGAGCATCTAATTGACATAAGGCTTTGTAGTGTAAAGAGCCTCGGTCGGAGCTTATATCCTCATCCTCTTCGAACTCTTTATAACCGGTTGAACGTAGAACTGACGCGGGGTGGATCATGGGGATCACTGGAGTTCCCTCAGCTACATAAGTGTTCATTAAGATCGAACCTCGCCACTTGGATATCGTAACACGTTCGTCTTTGAGTACTCGCGCTGATCCCTTGAGAAGAAAATCTAATGCATACGGTCCCACAGCTACGATTGCTTTTCGAGGATGTCGAAGAATCGTCGCAAGGGTTTTCGTATCGAACATACCTAGGTCATCTTCAGGGATAGTTTCCCACTTACGCCCTGGAGGCATTTGCCAGTGAACATAAGACACAAGACAATCTGAGCGACGTAAGCCCCCGGCAGTAAGAATCTGATCGAACAGAAGTCTACCGGCTGGACCGACAAATGGTTTTCCGGATAGGTTCTCTTCGTCACCAGGGGATTCGCCCAAGATTACTATGTCAGCGTCACTAGGACCTTCGGGGGTTATGATGTTCATAAGGAGAGACTCAAAAATCCTTCTTTTATTTCATCAAGAAAAAGAGATAGATCATGCTCTGCAGTACAAACTAAGACACCATTTAGACCTTCCCATGTAACTATTTTATCCCAAGAATTAAACTGTGAAGTTATCCGACTGTATAAAGTAATTCTTACTCCACAGTCAGAAATTTCTTGTATTCTTCCTACAGAGTAGCGTAAGATACTTCCATCAGAAGATGGACGAGGGACTGCAATTACGTCATTAATTTTAATCAACATAACTATCCCCACTGTTCTGCCATAGCCTTCGCTATGCCGGTGTAAGTGATCGAACGTTTCTTCCAACGATCCGGTGACGGAGCCATACGCCACACACGACCTTCACGGCCTTCAACAACCTCTGTAGGCTCTAGTTTAGGGAGATTCTTCAGCCACAAACAGGTTTTTTTAGTCTCTCCATGACCATGTTCCCAAGGTTGAATGATCTGGTCGGGTTTACGCCACTCAGTAGACATAATTCCCACAGGATTTTCAATGCAGATCTTAGGTATGGGTGCTTCAGCTAGATCCATAAAGAATCTTATGCCTTCTTGTTGACGGCCATCTGCTCTCTTTTGTTCGAACCAGCGAGCTCCTGATACAGCCAGGTGATCGCAAGGAGGATGAGCTATCATCAGATCCCAATGTTCGGAAAGTAGTTCTCGAACATCACACTGCTGATGATGCCCTAATTGCTCAGTAGGCAAGAGATCACAAGAAACCGCAAAGTGCCCTTTGGCTGTAAAAGCATTTCGAACTACCCCAGAAAATTCACAGGCAATAAGTACACGCATAAATAATTGAGGGGAGAAAGGAATCGTTTCCGATCACCCTTTCTCCCCCCGTTCCGTTCATACTTTAAGAGAGTGAGTTGTTACCCTTAACTGCCTTAATTTTACGGGGCTTTAATTCAGCATCCTCTGCTGTATAGATATTATAAGTCCCGTTACGCGCCACAGAAATCCGAATCGGATGTTCAGGTGGAATTCTCACTGCCACCACACCTTCATCTGGATCTTCGAGATAATGGCGAATAGCTTGAGCTAATTGTTCGCCAGTCAAACGAATCCGCATGTTTGACAGCCCTTTCGAATAGGTTTTAGTCCAGTACGAATGACTTCAAGCGGGGCCATACTTCTCCCGTTTCCTCGTTCTTTTCATGGATCACACGAGCCTTAAAGTGAGTGCCGATCATCTTCGCCATAATCTCGGAATTTCCATCACGAACACGCTGAAAACCTTCATCGGAGTTAGCTTCCTCAGACACCTCAGGCCACGTATCCTCGTCGGTGAAGGCCAGCAAAGCGGGAGTTAAGAAGTTCGCCTTCGGAGTAACCCAACCATCATAGCGCAACTTGCGTCCATTCCACTGTTCATCATCCGAACTCACGATTTTACACATAAAACGAATTCCTGGATTATCCTTGGAGGATACAACGAATTCCATAGAATCCAGTTCGAAGTCATAAGTACCTGCCGGAATCTTTGGAGGACGTGAAGCTTCTTTCGCCTCTTCATGAGTAAGGCTGCTATCGAGCTTCAAACCAAAACCGCTCATAATGATTCTCCTAGTTGAGCGTGACAACAGGGTCGAGGGCAGATCCCCCCACTCCTGATACGATTGAGGAATTCACAAAGGCGCACTAAGGCGCATCATCGGGATGCATTCCTCTAATATTTTTACGTTCGGACACGGGTATGAGATTCAAAAATCCTTCTTACTTCGGGTATTGGTTTTTACTCTCCCCAGAGAAAACCCCTACGAAATCTAATCAGGAAATTTCGATGCTCCTCTTGGTTGTCGTGTCCGAACGCATTTTCATGATAAAAACTTTTTAATCCCTCTGCAGGATAAAACAGCTCTAAGTCCAGGTATTAATCTTAATGTTTGAAAGTCTTTTTCAGACCACAAACGTTTAGATCCATGCCCCTTAGGAGGAACAGTCGCTTCGATATAACCACGTTCCGTCCATGTAACAATTTCACGCACAGAAACGCCTAAGCGCTTAGCTACTTGAGGGGTAGTCATCATGAGTATGACTTACTAAAGTCTTGTGGAATCTTTGCATCAAGATCATGTCTTGAGCGCGCTACAAACTGTCCAGTAGCTTTCGTATGCCAGTGAAAAGTTCGTTTATCAGCCTTGCCTTCAGCCTTTGCGTACAGGACTTCATCAAAGTAACGCGGCAAAGCTATAGCAAGAGAGCGTTGAAGTGCTGGCCCTGCGGAACTCAAACCGGTTACTTCGTCTTGAACTTTAGACGCCTCGTGGCAGATCACAATCGTATGCTTATCCAGTCCGATAATGCCTCGAATTAAGTTCTCTCCCAAATGAGCAATCATACCATACTCAGATTGGGTTGGAGGGCTATCTCGACTGGAGCGAGAATTCCCCCCACGACCATTATCAATGAACCACTGCATAGTTCTATCTTGAATGCCCTTAATGAGGGTTGTGAATGAATCAACTACGATTGTCTTAACCTCATCTAAGGCGATCAAATCTTGTTTTTCTTTTTTACCTGCAGCTAGGTCCTCTAAAAAGTCTCGAGCCTGATCGTACATTACGGGTTTTTTTCTAAGTTCGATATCGAATTGAACAATGGTACCTAAATCCGTTTTGCGTAAATGCCTGGAACCTCGGTCAAAGTCCAAGATCAGAGCAGGTAGCATAGCCTCGGGCAACGTTTGAAGTGCAAAAGTCTTCCCTGAACCTGTGTCACCGTAGATCAAAAAGTTTATCGGCCCAGATTCGTTTGGGGAGGGTTCGTCGTTTGTCTTAATTATCCTCAATTTCGCTCTCCCGGGTCCCAAGGAAGTTCGGCATAACCCGCCTCAATCACTCGGGGTTGAGTTTTTGGTCCTGCTGTGCAAAGTTGATGGTAGGCACATAAGCGTCCGAATTGAGTACAAGCGTCGTGACCGTATTTAGGAAGACTGCCTAATTTCCAAGCTGTCAACATCATTTCTGCAGTCGTTTTAATATCAAGAATCCACTCATCAGCACAGTGATCGTTCACAATAATTTCAGGTCGAAGGAACTCACTTGGGGGTTTGGTGCGTGTGACCCCCACTATGTCTGCTTCGACTGTTACTGCGTCCTCGATCCCGTAGAAGTCTCGGATAATCACGCCATAGCCTGTGAGTTGGTTCGATAGTTCGTAAGCCATTGGCGTAAACATAGTTATGTAGCCTAAGGTTTTATGATCGAGAACCTTTAATTTATCCCGAACTTTAATCAACTTGTCGATTGCGCCTACGTATTCCAGTATCCAGCCATCTTCTAAAGTGATTGGCATGTTCACAAGAATCTCGTTGTCGATCAGTTCAGTGTGTTCTAGTTCGTTTTCGTAAATTAAAGCATAATCGTGTAGATCTTGAATGCCTCGTCCAACGGTCTTACGATTTTTTGGGTCTTCGGCAAGCCCTTCTGCGGCTTTTTCGAACACTGTGATTGTTGCGTTCAGATCACCAGTCTCGTAGAGCGTGTCCATTGCTGCATGCCAGGCAATCCCATAATGAAGAGCCAGTGGTGGATGCTCGGATTCAGACTCGGTTTTTGGCACAAGGTGTAAAATGTGCTTCCAACCAAACTCAGCGGGACAGCGACGAAATGCACTGAGCGCTGTATTGTCAAGACGAATGATCTTTTCGCTGGGATTAATCCCGGTTCGAGTGTTCATTTTTTAGCCCAACCTGTAATAAATTCTCCGGGCTTACGGCCTTGAAGATTGATTGTGCCGTCTTTCTTAACTATACCCCCCGAAGTAGGCTGAACAAATTCCCCCTCACGGTCTACCCAACCCCCAGAATTTTTTCGAGGGCGAACTAAATTCGCTTTAGAAGGCTCTTCACCGTCAGGTAAGACTCTTACCAAAACGCCTTTGTATGTTTTATTACTCATGTTGGTGCTCCCTCTGATTTTTCCCGCTTTTTTCGTTGAGCAGGGGTTTCAATTCCGTAACGTTCGCAAAGTTTCTTGAACGATGATCCCCCGGAATGACCCATTAATGCCCTGGCGGCTTGTGCATTTGTTTTGTACATACGAGCCGCACGTTCGGTAGCTTCTTTCGTGTATTTAGACTCCAATCTTTTACCCTTCTTCTTTTGGGCCTTAAGTGCCATAACAGAGTTACGTAAGGCGTCATTCTTGATAAGGGTTTTAGATATGCCCCACTTTGACATAGGAGCTACAGGAATGATCAAGTTCTCGTATACTTTGTCCGATGTGATCATCGAAAGCTTGTGCGGTAGCCCTTTGTTGCTCATTTAGGCACTTCAGATCGCTTGTTTTGAGTCGGTAATGGAGGGTTCATTCCCATAACGTCGCGAAGGGCTTCTTTTACGACTTCATAAAGCATTTCACGCATACTATCTTGAGCAGCTTTTGTTTCTGCATCATTCTGCCGTTGGTGGGCGACCTTTACGCAGAGACAAGAATCTTTTATGCCGTCGTATTCTAAGTTCCCGGTGCCTTTACACAACGAACATTGCTTGTCTTGGAGTTCAGTCATACTGAGCGCTTGAGTTCGTCTTCGATGATTTCAGTATCTTCAGCAATCGACGGGATACCCAAGGATAGACTCTCACCCCCTGTCCACAATCTTCCTTCATGCAAAATTACTGATCCGGCAGACTCTATGAGTGCGTGAGGCCAGTCTAAGCGACGAGCCATAGTTCGATGAGTAGTGTTCGAATCGAACAAAATTATCGGGCCCTGGCGATGCCTTATATATTTCATATATCATTTGCTCGATGATGTTTAAATTCGTTTAGCTGCTGTTTCAAACGCCTGATCATAAAGCGCATCGAATGATACTCTTCATCATCATTAAAGAATGCAGGTCGATCTCCTACCGCATTTTGAGCCTCTGCCTCAATGTGTTCGAAAATCTTGAGCGCAACAATTGTCTCCTTATGGTCAAGAGTCACTGGGGGCGGTGATATCATGGCTATCTCCTCGGGTGAGCATGTAAGCCGTCCTAAAAACGAGGTTGGCGAGGTGGGCCTTTCTGGCGTTAACTTTATTAATCCCTATCCTCTTGCGCCGCCTTCGATGAGACTACCAACCCTTGCTTTGGCTATCCTACGATTTCCTTCCAAAACTGCGCGAATCGAGCTTCGAGTTTTAGAATCTTGTTCGCACGATCCATGTCGATTTCAAGAGTAGACCAACGAGATCGGCATTGTGTACACTCGATACGTCGGTAAACTCCGTGAACTTCACGACGAGTGTTAATTCGTTTTCCAGATTCGCCACATTCAGGGCAAATCCTACAATCATTCGCTATAATTCGCTCAGAGCGAGAGAGTTCGGGTGTTTCGGTCACTCCTTTAATCCTCGCTCATTTCGTGGTCAGGATAGGCCCTGTCTTCATACTTTTCCTCTTCGATCTGCTTAAGAAGTTCCTGTTCATCCTCGGCAGACAGGTAGTCCCATAGATCAATGGATTTTGTTTTTGACTTAGACTGGAAGCGTGGCTTATAGGTCAACCAAACACTTACGATCTCTGTTTCGTGGGGATCTGGAGGCTGTAGGGCGTCACCCTTGTAACCCTTGGTTACGGTGAAGTCTACGTCAACATTAAGCTCTATGGTGGTAGTCAACCGGCCCTTCATTTTACACCTTCATCGCGTGATAGAGATGAATAGGGAGGTTGCCGGGGGGAGACTAGGAAAGATAAAAGGGCCAGACAGAGGGCTGCCCTGTTATCAACACACACGCCGGAGAAGCGTCTCTCCCCCCGACGAGTATCAACATACAACGGCATATGACCCACGTCAAGTAGAAAAACACCTCTGTGCCTAACTTTTTCCTTTTCCCTTGCTTTTATCTGTTTTGTCTGGTAGACTCGAGAGCGCTGATAGATAGGGGAAAGTTTTGTGTTCGAACACACCCCTTTTTCTTTTCAGCACCCTGGAGCCGTGACTGGTCTGATCCCCCGTCGCGTGCTGGTGTTCCCTCGACAGGGAAGGTTCGGAACCTATGCAACCGGGCCTTCCCTGTCACTCTCTAGCATAGGAAGAGATACTATTGCCTCAATCGCTTGTTACTCCTGCTTCAGAAACAGAGTCCAAAGAAGTAGACTGGCTTTGGGAGCCCTATATACCAAGAGCCTTTGTTACTGTATCTGCGGGGCCCAAGTGGGCGGGAAAGACGTGGGCTCACTTAGCTATAGCAACGGGCTTAGCGAACGGATATGGGCTTCCTGACGGCGATACGCAAGATCCTTTGAACATTGGTTGGATATCTTCTGAAGACCCCATAGAATACGTTCTGCGCCCGCGACTAGACTCCTTAGGGGCTGACCTAAGCCGCTTCTTTCTTCGGTATGGAGCTTTGGGACTGGATACGGGGATTATCAAACGGATCGAACAAACGATCAAGGACCGTGACCTGGATCTCCTGGTCCTGGACCCGCTGATGAGTTTTCTTCCGTCCGGTAAACGTTCGATCAGTTCGGAAGATATGCGAGCAGTATTGGACCCCCTCGGAGAGATTGCTTACAAGCATCATATGGGAGTTCTGGTGATTACTCATATTTCAAAGCAGCCTTACGGAGAAGCTTTGGATAGAATTTCAGGGTCTGGGCAAATCACTGCTCAGGCCCGTTCTGTTCTTTTGGCTGACAAAGATCCCGATAAGCCTACTGAAGAGCGCGCGAGAATACTCGTACATGCAGGAACTAATCTTGCGCGTCCCGGTAAAGCGTGGCCGTATACTTTACCTGATGAAACCATTGGCGAAGGGTTCGAATGGGGTGAAGAGTCTTCGGATACCAGTGCTGATAGACTGTTCGGACTCGATAAAGAAGATGTAAGCGACGACCTAAAGGGAGCAAGTGCAACAGCAGCAAAGTTCTTACGTGCAGAGTGTTCGAAAGATTGGGTTGCGGCGGAGGATATCAAGATTAAGGCGGAACAAATGGGTATTTCGAAGCGCACTATCGAACGTATCGCTGGAAAGTACTGTAATCGACGACGTGCCGGAGTAGGAACAACCAAGCAGCGTGTCTATTGGCGTTGGGCTGACTCGGACAATACAGATGAATCGGCTCCAAATAACGTGGTTCCTATAACAAGTAGTAATTCTTAGTACCAAGTGCCTTCAGTATTCTTACACCCATTTGGCGAGTACGGCGAATACGGCGAGTACGGGGCAAAATTCCTCGTACTCGCCATTTTTGGGGCATTTCCGAACACAATTTCCCTAAGTGCATATATCTATTGAATTTTGGCGAGTACCATAGTACCCGCCGTACTCGCCTTATATGGTATGTAGTAAAAAGAGGGTCTCTCGTACTCGCCAAAAATTTCTCGTACTCGCCGTACTCGCCACTTTTTCATAGGATCGAGGATTTTACGTACACTAAGTGGTACTAAGTACGAACTTTTTTGGTTCCTAATGACGCCCGCGCGGGAAGTGTTCATCAAAAATCGCTATTTTCAATCCCCCTGGTCCCCTCCCCCAGGCCAGGTGCCCTGGCTCGAGCAAAAAATTTTTTCGTTCGGTTCGTTCGTTCGGTTCGTTCGGACATAAAAAAAACCCCTGATAAGATTTCTTATCAGGGGTTTTGATTCGTTCGGGGCTTAGCGCTTGCCTTTATCCTTCCAAGCCCTGCGAAGGGACCACATAAGGACCAGCCAGCAAGCGCCCTGAATATATGGAGTCAAGCTATCGGGGTTCATAGCTCCCATCCCTTGTAATGAGTCGGAAGGACTTCAACGCCTTGCTGGATACGCTGCTTGTTCGTTCGGCGATTCCATCGGTGGAAGGCAGTTCGAAGCCATCGGTGGTGATTTGTGGGCTTGTTACGGGTTGCGCTGCGCTGTTCGAGAGCATGCATTGTATCAGACCTTTCTTTAAGGGGGAGAAGGCACCTAGTTAGAAGCGCGCCTTCTCCCGGGTTAGAATTACTCCCCTTGCAGGAAATCTTTCAAGTCCTTCAAATCTTTTTCAGACAGATCAAGCCCTTCACCTTCACCCCCTGCTCTGTCTTCTTTAGTTCCCGGGTTGCCTTCTTCGCCTTCTCCCGGGGTATCGGGGTTGTCTTCGTCGCTGTAGCTATCATAGCTGTCGCCACCTTCTCCGGGCTCTTCGCCTTCTCCGGGCTCTTCTTCGGATTCGCCACCTTCACCACCTTCTTCGGGCTTGTCGGGTTCGGGTTGCTCTTCATTATCCTTCCCGGGACCTTCGCCCTCTTCGCCCTCTTCTCCTTCTTCGCCCTCTTCCGGGTCAGCATCCCAGTCGTATTCGCTGCGCTGTTTCGAGCGCTCTTCTTCCATAATGTCGCACCACAAGCCATCACGGGCTATAATGAGCGAAGACACCAGAGGGATACCAGCTAGCTTGCCTACATCCTGCATCCTAGCCGTAGCCTTGAAATCGGCGCTACTGGGGGTGCAGTCAGCTACCGGGTGATTGTGGGCTAGAGCGAAGTGCTTAGCCCCGACAACGCATAGGAACTTGAAGGCTTCCCGGGGTTGTGCAATCGTCATATCTAGGGTTCCAACTGTAACTGTATGGACCCCTACAGGTTTCATATCGGGCCCGAACGCTACAGCAATAAGGTGTTCCCGATCTGTATCTCCGATCATATGCCGGCACATTGGCTCGATATCGGCAGCGCTTGTATAAGGCTGTTCGAAGCCTTCGACTGTCGCCACCTTATCAAGGCGAACACGGTATTCGCTCAAGTAGTCTCCAGTGATACCTTCGGTCACAAGGTCGGGGGTCCCTACACTGTCTTTAGGCGCGCTGTCGGGGGTCGGGTTAGTCAAGATAGGGTCCAGTTCGGCAGCGATCTTCTCTGCCTTCGTTCGAGCGCTATCTACCCTATCACCCGACCCGCATATCATACAGATCATACGGGCTTTCTTGTCTCCATCGGGGTCATAGAAGGCTTTCTCGCCCTTCTCGATTGTCGCGCTGCATTGCCTACATGAGCCCTTATACTTCGTTTCGATTTCAATCAAGGCAGCCATTATATCTTCTCACTTTCGCTCTGTGTTCCGTTATACTTCGACATCACATATTCGAGAGCGCTCTCGAAGGTTCGCGCTCTGCCCAACTGCGCTGCGTTATTGATACGAATGCCATCTTCCGGGGTTTCTACAAACCCGGGGTAGCCGTAGTGACCCGTCTGATTCTTCTTAGGAAACCAGCCATCTCGTTCGAACGCTGCGAACACTAATCGGCGAAACATACCGGGATGGATCATAGCGAAAGCCAATCGGTCTAGGTCTACCCTACGGCCAGAGCGCTTGATACGGACCCTATGAACTGTTCCCGAACCTTTTCCATCGGTCGTATCGTAAGCAGCCACAAGGTCAACGCTGTCGCCCTTACGTTCGAGGGAAGTAACAAGGGATAGAAGAGCAGCGCCGAAATTGACTTGATCTGATGCAGATACCCCACAATGGAAACAAGCTTGATAGGTGATACGAGTGGTTCGAGTTAGGGAACGAGTTCCCGGGGCTCTCTTATGCATGCAGAAGGGGCTTCCTGAGGCATAGGCGCTAACGTTCGGGAACAAGCCATCGGGTCGCAGTTCGAAGCCCTTACGTCGGGTTTGTGCCTTCGTAGCGTTCCGAACACTTGGAAGGGCCTTCTTGATCTTCTTCAAGCCTTCGGGCCAACCTTCCCGGGCCAGTTTCAAGGTCCCTTCGTATCCTGCATCAAAATCCCAGTCATAATCGCCTGTCTGACGGCTAGACAGATGGCGCTTCTTAGCTACGAAGTCGGGGTTCGGGTCGGTGTGTTCGATTGTATCAAGAAAGCTTTCGAAATCCCGATACATATTGAGACTATCGACTTTGGTCTGGCTCACTTTTCGCCACCTTCCCGGGTTGCCTTGATCTGTCGGGCTTCCCTACGAACCCGTCTGGCTGTCGCCTCTTCGGATGTCGGGAAACAGTAGGCCGCTTCGGCCTTCGACTGGCTAAGCCCGGCAGCGATCATATGAGCGCCTTTCAAGATAGTTCGAAGGCTGATACAGACATCGGCTTGAAGGTTTTTTGCCGCTTCCCGAATATCCCAACAGTGTTCCAGCCAGTTAGCGCCGATGTCGCCATAGCGTTCGGTCACAAGTGAGCGCTCCATATCTAAATCGTAGCCTACTTCATAGAAGGCGAACCTGTTGAGAAGCGCCTTGTCCTGAGCCATTGCTGCCATGTAGCCATCATCAGCACCTTCGCCCACAGTGTTCGCACTCAGCATGCAGCGAAAGTCTGGGTGCTTCTTCACCAGACCATCCGGGAACGCTGCTATACCCTGCGACAGCGCCATATGGAGCCATGCCATGGCTTGGGGGTCGGATCGGTCACAATCATCAGCCAGAAAGAGCCCACCATGCTCCCATGCATCCCGGAAGGCAGTTCGTAGCACTTCGCCATTGTGGGGTTGGATGTATCCAGAGAAGGCCGAATCGTGTGTTACAGCGCCTGTAGCATAGAAGGGGATATCAAGGGCGTTCGCGATCTGTAAGCCTATCTCTGACTTTCCGCTTCCTGCCGGGCCATGAGCCCAGACGTGTTCGCCATTGGCGAAGAAGAGAAGAAGATCTGCGAAACACTTATGAACAGGGCCCGGGATTTCTTTGTCCTTCACTTCGGCAGGGGTCACTATCTTGACCTTGATCCGTTTAGGGGTCCCTTCGGGGGTAGGTTCGGGCTTCTGTTCGAGTGTTTCGATACGTTCGAAGATTTCGGAGAGAGCGCCGATCAAGACCTTCCCGGGGGTCTTGGGACCTTCTTCGGGGGTAGGGCTCTCTGCCTTAGGCAGCGGCACCTTCGGAAGGTCTGGGGTCGGGGTAGGGGTCGGGGTCGGGCTTCCTAGCTTGGTTCGGCGTTCGGTCTTCAGGGTGCCTTTACGGGCCAAGCGCTGGTAGTGTGCTGGGCAGTAGCATTGCTCAGCTAAGTCTTGGGCTACTGGGTTCCCCGCTTTGGTCATGGTAGGACCCCACCGATCTGCATCCCTATCACAACCTTCGGCAGCGCATTGGGTGCCTTCTTCGACTGCTCTTCTTTGTGCCATCTGTCTACTCTCCGTTCGTGTGTAGTGTGTTCGGGTCCATCCCGACTACACCGTATAATATATAGGCTTCTCAGGGCCTTAACAGACCGATATGGCCCAAGTCATAGGAAGCGGAAAAGGTTTCCTGCCTTTAGGGTGTTTTCGGGGTGTTTCGGCAAAGATTTCCTGTAAGATTGGACCCGATTTGGGCCCTGTTTTTGGTTACCTAAGGGATAAACGTGTAAGTGTTATATTCGCCTACTACTTGACCGTACTTGGTACTTGGCGCTATTATGTTCCTCGGGCTTGGTATCAAGTCGATAGGGACCTATACCCATTGGTGTTTTTTAGATGGGGGTCCTTCCGAACGTTCGAACGCGACACCTTTTTACTTCTTCCGAACAAACGAGAGCGAACATATGAGCGCGACAGATAGCGCGAACGAACACCAGACCAGCAACAGACCAGCGAGCGAGCGCGCGCGCCTTCGAATGTTCGCTGGCTTGGCTATGTTCGAAAAGTCGACGCCCCACCTGGTCCCCGGGGGTTTTTTTGGATCGCGGAAAAATTGGGACCCTAATTTTTGTGCGGACTTCCCCTCCACTCCAAAGCAGAATCCGAGGTCGTTAAAAGAGACTAGCGCGTTGATAGAAGAAGGCATGAAGCGAGATCCCATAATTCGCCTGGACGAACCTCATCCGGGTGAGCTTGGTGTGGACGAACTTGCCGATTTGATTGGCGCTAGTGTTCGGTGGGTTCGTAAGGGATGTGCGTCAGGAAAGATTCCAGCGCGTAAGGTGGGGGCAACGAGGGGGCGTAATGGCTGGAAGTATGTAGTTCGGAAAGAGCTTGCAGACCGTATTCGTTTACTCTACCTTCGACGACGTAGGATGCGTACGAACTCTGACCGAGGGATGGTCCGAGATGGAAGAGTCTACCACCATGATGGGACGGTTGAATGAACCTTATTACAACCCGAGTTAGTCCGACGAAAGAAGGACATCTAGAGCTTGGGGCGTATTATTTGATTCGGGGTCAAGGGGAGGGCTTGGAGGAGCTTCCTGCCCAGGTATTTCGCCTCGAGACTTTAGACCGCAACTTTGCCTCTGGAACCCGTGTGTTAACCGGAACCCTCTGGTGGGCAGTGAACATAAATGGTCAGGCTCACATGGGTATGCAGCCTGGTCATTCTATCGCGCTACATCATGTAAGTATTGGTGCCGGAGGTTCGAATCTCTCATCCAAGCATGATTTTCACTTTGAACGAGTTCCTGAGCATATCGTACGTAAAGCCTTGATGGCGCTATTATGAATTTTAAGTCTCTCCAGGAGAAGGCAGCTGCTCCAACTGCTACTGGTAAAGGGCTTTATTCCTTTGGCAAATCTCGTCTGGACCCGGTACTTTATCTTGGACTGGACGTAGCTACCAAACGTGATACTTGCGCCCTGGTTGCTGTAACCCCTGATGAGTCGTTCGAACATTACGCTATCTGGGGGCATCGAATCTGGCACCCTCCTGTGGATCTTGTGACTCAAGTATATCCAGTCCTTCTAAAGCTCTTTACGTCCCATCCCGTTGCAGGGCTCTGGTACGATCCCTACCAAGCGGTTACGTTGGCCCAACAACTCAAGGCTGCTGGTCATGGGCACAGACTCATTGAAGTCAACCAACAGTCTATGATGACGAATGCTGCGAACACTCTACATTCGATGTTGACTGAAAATCGGTTGGCGCTACCTAATGATGATGAGTTCCGTGCACATTTCTCCTGGGCTTCTGCTAAGCAGACCGAACGAGGCTGGAGAATTATCAAGCTTGTTCAGACTAAAAAAATTGATGTTGTAATCGCATTGGCAATGGCGCTAATGGGAGCAACGTCCGAAAGTGGTCATGGATCTTATCCTGCATGGTCATCTCAACAACACGTACGTTCACCTTTTGTATTAGAGGGAATAGCATGAGCGCACCTCCCGATGATCTTGAACTCGCCCTTGAGTGGGTAGAGTCTTTTCGTAATACTGGGGAAGATATAACCGAGCCTCTTCTACACGTCCTAAGATTATTTATTGAACGTTTAGAGCGCTTGGAAAATTCTCTACCTGTTCAACCCTATCTCTAGATGAACCAACACCTCGCTACCTATCCTCAAGGCCAGGATCTTCATATGATCTGGCTGACTCATCATCCTACTCTTGCTGATGAAGGTGCGAGCGAATTAGTCGGCGCTAAACTTCCCACAGATCGTAAGCTAGAATTAAAATTTGTCAGAACTGCTATTGGTGTGTGCTTTGACCCTTTGTTCGCTTGTGTAGTCGGCCAACGTGTTCTCACCCATCAATCTCAATCTGAATCCTTTTATGTGGTTCTAGATGAAATCCTTGATACTGATACACCCTCTGACGTATGGGAACAAATACGCATTCTTAAGGATCGTTACCTTGTGTCTAGAGTATTTTGTCCCACCATGCCTGATTCTATGGTAGAGGATCTTAGGCGTTTGGAAGGGCTTTCATTCTACTCGGATGGACTTGATGCGGCTGTTGCCAGTACTAAGTGGGCTTCCTTTGTATCTCTTGATACTGTGGCTGGGATCGTACCTAGAGAAGTTTCAGACTCTACCGTACAAACTGAATTGAACGCGCTACTTAATGAAACCGCACTTGATCCGAAAACAGGCCAGGTTCTGGTGGGTGGTGATGGTGAGGTAATTCCTAAGGTTTTGTTCTTGGATGACTTTCCAGTTTATCGGACTATGCAAAGTGTGCGTACGAACAATCCTGGCGGCACCCACGCGCTATACCTGGCATTGAATGGTCTACGTGGATCTCACATTGATCGTACACCTCCTCCTGATCCTACGAAGTTTGAATCGAATAAACGTCGAAATCCTACAGGCTATTAATGACCTTAGCTGAGCTCTATTCCTCTATTGACTGGACTGAAACTGAGCAAACTCTAGCACGGTGGAAGACACTTGCTATGCCGTCGATTGGAGTTGAAACACCTGAGGACTTTCAAACTCAATTTCGTTATGCGTTGTTGTTGTATGCTTTACCTACGGAAATTGTTGGCGAACAAGAAGGCTGGTCTAGTGAACGTCAGCAATCTGCGCGTTATGCACTTGGTGCTGCTGGTGTGTGGAATCAAGTGGTGGATTATCTCATTGAACAGGGTCTTTTAGGCCCGAACGAGGCAGAAGAAGCCTCTCAACTCACTTTATCTCTTGGAGATTGATTTATGCCCTTCGTACCGGAAGATGTACGCTTGTTGGATACTCGAGTATTGCTTCGTCGTATTGATACAGGTGATGAACAAACTGCTGGAGGTATCCTCATTCCAGAACAAGCTCATGAAACTGGTGATGCTGCTGAGGTTATTTCAGTGGGTCCGGGTACCTTGACGGATGAAGGAACTCGTGTGCCTGTAGATTTCGTCCCTGGAGACATAGTTTTGATTAATCGGTATGCCGGGACTGAAGTTATCTCAGACGGGTCTACTTATTTAGTTATTCGTGAACAAGATGTACTTGCCCGGGTCGAAGAAGAGGTGGCTTCTTGAGAGCCCATTGTGTATCTTTATACGGACCACTTGATACCAAGTAGGGTTATGTGAGCGAAACTCCGACTAATTCTGCATTTCCGGATTTTCAGATGCCACCGCTTCCGGTAGGTTCTGAAGAATCCGAAGAGGCTTCTGTGCCTGTTGCTCCTGAGTTTCCTGAACCTGATCCGCTTGTTCTGAAAGAAGAAGAGCGAAAACAGATTGAGGAAACGATTGAGACTTTATATCGTAATTCGATTGAGTCTCGAGAATCCTGGAAAAAACGACACGAAGATTATGATTTAATGTTTCGAGGCGCATTAGACGCTCGAGGACCTGAGTCAGGCCCTTGGCCTGATTCGTCTAATCTTCATGTTCAAATGCCTTATTGGTTGATTGATTCGTATGCTACAAGACTAACTTCAGGTCTATTTTCGCAAACACCTCTAGTATCAGGGCATTATACTGAGGATGATGATGAAGAAGTTGCCAGGAATGCGGCTGACCTTGTAAAGTGGCATTTTGAACCTAGACGTATGAATGCTCGAGATGCCTGGCATCGGTTATCCAAGACTCGATGTATTCACGGACGTGCGGTGGGTTCAGTTCCTTGGGCGAAGGATCAAATTCGCTATCGAATTTCAGGCTCTAAAGATTACGAACGTGATGAGAATGACCTTATTCTCGAAGATGCTGACGGTAAGCCAAAGTTCGTAGAGGGCGAGCCTCAGTATAAATTCCAAACAACATATGATGGTCCGTTGTTAGTTCCTCACGAGTGGGAAGATATTATTGAGCCCTTTGAGGGATCTAATCTTCAGCCTGTTTCTCAACACAATCCTCATGGAGCAGACTGGTTAGGAATTCGTTCTTGGGAGCCTTTGAGCCTTATTTGGCAGAAGAAAGCTTCTACCTACACGTACATTGAAGATACTGAAACCAAGGAAGAGTGGATTGAACAAATGCCTTCCCAGGATCGTTCGGGAGGTCAGATATCTGCTCAGAATCAAACACCTGCTCGTCTAAGGGATCGTATTGAAGGGCGTAATCGAGATCGGCAGCAAACTGCTCGTTCGCCTCGAGCTAGAGCCAATCCTGAGTTTGAAACCCTTATGTGGTTTATGCCTTGGGAAGTTAAAGGCCCGGATGGTCCTGAAGAAATCGAATGCGTGTTCTTCTATCTAGTTGAGCCCAAACGACTTATCGGAGGTTTTCCTCTTTCGGACTTGCAGTGGATGGGGCGTCGGCCTCTGATCGAATTGGACTTTCAGACAGTCGGTAATCGGCGTCTTTCGATGGGTATCTGTGAGATCGTTGGAGACTTGTCTTCTGAGCTTGATACGATTCACAACATGCGTATGGACGTGGGGTTTGCCACGAACATGCCATTCTTCTTTTATCGAGCTACTTCGACCATTAATCCTGAACGAATTGTGCTGCGTCCAGGTAAGGGTATTCCTGTTGATGATGTGCGTGACATTCAATTCCCTCAGATGCAGAATGTCACCTCTTTTTATTACCAAGAAGAGCAGCTTCTTTACTCGCTCGTTGAACGTGTTCTAGGAGTTACGGATCTTTTCTTGGGTGTTTCTCCCACTAAAGGTGCGGCAGCACGCCACGCTACAGGTTTTGTGGGAACACAGCAGGAAGCAATGGCGCGTACTGAAGAGATTATGGCGGGAGATGCCAAGGCATTTTCAGATCTCGCGCACCTTGTGTATGAAGCTGAGCTCCAGTACGGGCCTGATGAACGGATTATAAGACTTCAAGGCCGCGAAGGGCCTCTAACTCAGACACTCTCAAGAAATGAACTTTGGTTCCGGGGGGAGTACGATCTGACTTTAGGGGCAAATCACGGCCTTTATTCTTCTATGATGCGTCAGCAACAGGCTCAGATTCTTCAGCAGCAGCTTCAGGTATCTCCGTTGATTAATCAGGACCCGGGACGCCGTTGGGAAGCTGAGCGGTTTATTTTCAACGCTTATGGATTTCCGAATCCTGAACAGTTTATTGGGCCTCGAGAGGCAGTATCCTCAGGAGTGCCTAAAGATGCACCTGAAGAGAATGGTGAGATGGATCAGCATGTTTACGGTATCGGTCAACCGGCCCCCGTACATCCCTCGGATAACGATGGTGAACACCTGCGTATTCACATGGAGCATATAAACTCACAAGGGTTTATTTCAATGGGCAAACCGAATCTTACCGCCCATCTTCAACACATTCAGATGACTCAAGCACAAATGGTTCAGAAGCAGCAAGCCCAACAGCAGGCTCAAATGCAGGCTATAATGGGGGGCGGTGATCAAGCAGGCCAGGCTGGGCCTGGAGGCCAACCTACAGCGAACAATGTGGCTCAGTTGGATTCGGCTCAAGCAGGCGCAATGGGTGATGTAAGTGCTTCGCCCGCAGCAGGAAATGGGATTCCGTCTCAACCAGGCCGCCCGCCAATGATTAATCAATAAGGAGAACGCTTCATGACTACTGGAGTAACCGTTCGATCCCGTAAAGATTTCGTTTCGAATATAGCGTTCGAACATTTGTTAAGTGAGCTTATTGACGTACATCAAAGCGAATTAACTAAGCTTACGAATGACGCCAAAGAAGGCGATATACAAAAGGTAAACGTTCAGGGTGGGGTAGTTGAAGGGGTTCACCGAGTAATTAAGCGTATTGAGAATTATCGTTTAGCTGCGCTTGAAGATGAACGAAATCAAGGAGATTTGATTTGAACGCGCCTCCAGTAGTAGCTGATGAACTTCCAACGGCTGCGCGGAAAATTGTAGTAAATAATGTTACATCTGGAAAAGGCCCTTGGGTTCTTGTAAATCTTTCAGGACCTTCTCCAGTGGTTGTACCTTCTAAACTCCTGAATCGTACGGAATGGATAGAAGCCTTTTCAGCAATTCAAAAAGCGAGTGAGTATGCAACTCGTTAAACAAAAAAGTAAAATTGTAAATGCAGTTGCGCTTACTTAGTATCATATAGTATTTTTAATGACCACCCTTATCTCAAATAGGAGAGATTTCCAATGGGTAAAGCACCTGGTTCACCGCGAAAGGCGTCCTCAGGCACCAAGGGAATGCCGCCCAAAGCCAAGTCCAAATCCACGGGCACCCCGCCCAAAAAGCGTGCGTCTAAGCAGTATTAAGCGCATAGGAGACTACCAAGCCCATGACTGATATTGCCGAGGTAGTCGAGGATGTAAGCGCGGAAGCAGTGGTAGAGGGAGAATCCTCTGAGCCTGTTTCTGAGCCTGCACCTTCGACACCTTCGGAACCTCAACTTACGCCCGAACAAATGCGTCAGATGGTAACGACGGCGATTGAACAGCGAGATACTCAGTGGCAGGCAGAGATTGGTCGTAGGGAGCAAGCTGCGGCACAAGCTGCTCAAGAAACTCCTCAGCCTGATCCAACTCCTGCTGCATCTTCGGATGATATTGATGAGCAAATCGCTGCTCTGTATACGGACGATAAAACGGGACGAGAGACTCAACGAGCAATTACAAATCACTTGAACCTTATGTTACAAAAGTTAGGGATTTCAGGTGGTAATTCGGGTCTTACAGTTGAAGATGTTCAAAAAATTGCCGCTGAACAGGCTGGTACTGTTCGAAACGAGATTCGCTCGGGTTTAAGTGTGAATCAAGAGGTTGAAGAGCTAGTGACGGGAGGCGTTATTGCCCCTGCCGAGGCTAAAATGGTTCAGGCACGTTATTCGGAGACTCTAAGACAGCCCGGAATGCAAGAATCTGCAGCCGATCCGAACAATTCTTCTTGGATTATTAAGGGAGTTGTATACGATTTGGTAAAAGAGGGTAAATTGAAGCCTGGAGCCCCCAGAAAGCGTCCAACACCTGCGATTGCTCCTGGAGGGCCAGGATATAGTCCGGCTCCTGCTACTATAGACTCAAGTTCTTCACCTTTTAAGTCGATTCGAGAGATGGGTACCGACAAACTAAAGGCAATTAGGGAGCGTCATGGCTAAAGAAAGAGTAGCTGAAAAAGAAGTTGTTGAAACCTTGGAGGCTCCTGAGGCTCTTTCTGTGCCTAAGTTTCGCCAAGCTGTGGACTGGGCGGCTGAAAAGTCTATGGAGAATGGAGCTACTTGCGGTTGTTGTGGCTGGCGTCCTTGGGATGTAGGAACAAAAGAGCAAACCTTAAAGTCCTTGGCTGCACATATTCGACGCAAACACCGGGATACGATTATCGAACTATTCGATCATCAGGTGTTGGATCTGGGCGAACTTACTCCCTCGCCTCTGGGCGAGTCTGAGGAAGAAGTACTTGCTATGGCAGGTATTTCAGAGATTCGTGAACTAGATCATTTTGATTATTTTTCGATTCCTGAGGCAATTAAAGAACGTATGGAACAAGATGGTTCTGTTCCTAGGTTTGTACGCCAAGATCGCGTTGAACATTTTAAGCTTCAAGGTGCTAAGACTGTTGAAGGTGAAGGCGCTCATAATAATTCCACAGAGGATGGGGTCATTAAAGCAAATGAGCTTGTTCTAATGGAACTTCCGCATGAGTTGGCTGAGAAGCGTCGGCGTCAAAAAGACGCTCGCGTTCAAGATCAGTTAAATGCTCGAGCGGAAGAAATGGCTGTTGCCCGGGATAAGTACGAACAACGTACTTACGATTATTTACGTTCGAACAGAAATCTCGATCATCAACAGGCAACACAAGTCTCTCGCGCTCTTGCTCAACGCCGGGTGCGCGAGGGTGGGGATTCCAACCTCGGATTGACGATTGAATCTCGTCAAGGGAGTGAACGTTACTAATCTACTCCGAAGTTGAAGTCCTTTTTCACCCGTAAACGCCTCACTACTTAAAAGGGAGACCACACGATGGCGAACACGGATCGACCACACGGCTTTGTGCCTTATGGTCCTTTGCTACGTACCCGGCCTTATGATCAAGATTCTAGTGATGGTACGGCTATTTTTATCGGGGATGTAGTTGATATGGAGGCTGATGGAAACATTAGCCCTGCTGCTGTTTCTTCAGTTGCTAAGATTGGGGCTGCGCTGACTTATTCGGCAGCTTCTACTGCTAATCCTGCTTCTGCGACTGCACCAGCAGATCCAGTTTTGGTTGCGGATCATCCGGACCAGCTTTTGGAAGCACAAGATGATGGTTCTGGAACCGTTGCTCAAAGTTTGATTGGCTCTAAGGCCGATCATACTGCAGGGGCTGGCTCTACTACAACCCTGCTTTCAGGTCATGAACTTGATGCTTCTGATATGGATAATAATGCTGCTGGTTTTGCCATTCTGGATATTGTAAATCGTCCTGACAATGAGGTTGCCGATAATGCCGACTGGGTTTGTCAGCTTAATACAGCAGAGGGCCTTTTGACCCTCGCTGCGGGAGTTTAAGTCATGGCAGGCATTGAAGCTACTGCAAATTGGGAGCAGCATACAACGCTCCGAGGCATTAATGACGTTATGTTCCATAAGTGGGATGAACGTAATGCTGTCGGTCGTATGCTGTTCAATGTTGAGGATTCTAGTCAGTACCGTGAACACACGCTGACGGTTGGTGGTATCAACCTGATGCAGCAGATCACGGAAGGTGAGCAGATCACCTACCTGAGTAACAACGAAGGCTTTCTCCAGACGTACACTCACCTTGATTATGCGAACGGCTTTCGAGTCACTCGTAGAATGTATCGTGACGAGATGTACGGTACGATTGAGAAGAGTGCTATGGAGCTTGCCTACGCTGCTGATGCGACTGAGGAAACTATTCTAGCGAATCACCTCAATCGTGCTGAGAATAGTTCGTATACGGGCGCTGACGGCGTCGAACTTTCTTCTCAGGCTCATGTTCGTGAAGATGGTTCCACGTATTCGAACGAACTTACTTCTGCTGCGGACCTGTCCCAGACTTCTTTGGAGCAGGCTTTTATTGACTTCAGCGATTTCCGCTCCGGCGGTGGGCGTCGACTGACTATTCCTCCAAAGTACCTGGTTGTTCCTAAGGAGGAAGGTTTTAACGCTGATCGTCTTTTGGGCTCTCGTCAGATGCCTGAGGACAACACTAATGCGATCAACCCGCTTGAGGGTAAGGTTCAGGTTGTGGTGTGGCATTATCTCACCGACGCTGATCGTACGTTCCTTATGTCGGACAAGGAACATCATTCGATGACGTTGTTTACTCGTGAAGAGCCGTGGTCTGATTATGAGTACGACTTTGATACGAGTGATTACAAGACCAAGCTATCCTTCTCGCAGAGCTCCGGTTGGGGCGACCCGAAGGGTGTTTTCTGCTTGCGTGGTGCGTAAAATACGTTGAGGGAGGTGGGCCAAGATGAGGCTCCCTCCCTCATAGTACCTTTCGCGTCGGCAGGAAGTTCCGACGTATAATGCTAGCATGGATGCACACCTAGAGAGGCTTAAAGATGGCAAACTTGATTTTTAACCCGACCAATGGGCAGTGGATTAATTTGGACAAGCCTGGGGGTCAGGTATTTTTTGTAGACGGTGGTACACCCGCTTATCGAGGTAAGGGAGGGTCAGCGAACAATAGTGGTTTGCGTCCTGAACAGGCTTTGACGGGAACCACGACAAGCTCCAGTGATGGTTTGAATGCAGTGATGGATAAGGTTGTTTCGGGACGAGGTGACACCATTGCCCTTCTGCCCGGTAGTATTACCAACACTGCCGTCGTTACGGTTGATAAAGACGATGTGACATTTTTGGGTGTTGGAGATACTGGAGGATCGACACGCGCCAGTGCAATCGTTGGCAACCTCGCTTCTACTGGAGATGTCTTCGGTGTAACAGGCGTAGGCGTCACATTCGAAAACTTGCAGTTTTCGGCTACCACGGCTGCTTGCACTTCGCGTATCAATGCGGGAGCAGCGGGCCTTACGATCCGTAACTGCACCTTCTTTTGTGGTGCAACCGATCTTCTAACGATCACAGTTGAAGCGGCAGGCACGGATTTCACAGTCGAAAATTGCGCGTTTTACGTCACGGCTAATAATCCTGACTCCGCAATCAAGCTCGAAGGCACGTCTTCACGAGCTACGATCCGTAATAATGTTTTTGATGGTGGGACTAACACCAACGCTTGGGATGTTGGAGCAATCAACTCCGGTGCTATCCACACAGGGTGTTTGGTGGAAAACAATACCAATCATGAAGGTCCGTCGATTATCTTTTCGGCGGCTGCAACGGGTATTATTCGTAATAACCACATGGGTGGGCATACTCTTGACTCTGCCCTTGATCCTGGATCTTGTTTTAGTTTCAACAACTACGAAGCTGATGCCATTGATGAATCTGGCGCACTTGAGCCGGGTACTGTGGCGTCGTAAAGTTTTTGAGAGGGGGGAAGGACTTCGGTCCTTCCTCTCTTTCACCCAATTACCCTCGGGTCCATTGAGTCCCGATCAAGGCGAAAAGGCTAAAAGATGGCTGCTCCAACTCCTTCCACATCGCTCTTCCAAAATGGAAAAGCGTTCGTGGCCTCTTGGAATGCGGTATGGTCAGATACAAATGGTCTGACTGATTCGATTGTTGTAAACGTATCGGATCTTGCATACACAAACCGTATTCGAATTTATCAAATTCATATTGCTACAACGGCTGGGATTTCGGCCACCCTCGAATTCGATGATGCTTCTTCAGATGTCGAAATTTATCGGCATCCGATTGGTATAGTTGGGAACATTGTTCTCGATTTTTCGGATATTGGAGGTTTGATTTGGAATGGTATAACCGTCCAGCCTGATGGAACTAAGACAGATACGGGTGATCTCTTGGTTACGTCTTCGAGCCAAGCATCTGGAGATGAGATTTCAATTCTTGTAATTGGTCGTTGTTCATAAGGGTGCGTTTTGTCTGAGCTAGGAAATGTTCTAACTCCCTCAGCGATCCAAATGCTTAGTGCATTGATGGATAAGACTCAGACGCAGGGAATGAACACGCTGCCAAGTCGGAAGCCTTCTCAGTTGATGTCGGTGGATGATTTCTACCGAAGTATTCCGTGGTATGAGCATTTACTGGGAGGACTTACAGGGCAGGATGTAACGCTCGGTCGGGGTCCGAATGACCCCATGCGTGCGGAGGTGCCTTTTTCGCCTGGGGATCTAAAGGCCCTAATGCGGGCATTTCAAATGAAGCCTGCTCGAACACATCCTACATACGTGGCATCAAAGAAGTGGTATCATGGAACGGGGGCTGATGATATAGCTCCGGAAGACTTGAACCCGTTTCAAACGAAATCTTCAGAGAATTTGTTTGGGCCAGGAATTTACTTGACGGATGATTCAGGAGTAATTCCTCAGGGTTATGCGAGGGCTAGAACACGTTCGATAGTAGATCGTGCCGCTAATAAACGGCGTGATCCTCAGATTTATGAAGCCCGTGTTCAGCCTAATAAAGTGTTGGATCTCGAAGAGCCTGCGCCTAAAAATGTTCTTGATATTTTTGAAGAAGTTGCTCAAAGCCTCTATGATGGGCCTGATATGATTGAGGGAGAGTTAAAGGCTGTATTAGATCACGGACTGGTTCATCCCGCGCAGAGGAAGCTTCACAGGGGAACGCTGATTCGACACAAGGTTCCCCCCACTGTTTCTACTGAGGAATTGTACGGCGCATTAAAAGCGGATATGCATATTTATGGTGAATTTTTAGATTACGAGGCTGATGAGATCTTTTTTGACATAGCCGAAGGTCTGCGTAAGGCGGGTTACGACGCTTTGACTCATACAGGCGGGCATCGTACAGGAAATCGAGCACACCAAGTTCTCATCATGCTTGATCCAAATAACGTTTATGGAATGAGAACTACGTCCTCGTTAAAACGCAGACTCCCTGGAGGTGAAGTAAGTTCGTTTGAAACAGTAAAACCCCCAAGATTCGGACGGACTAAGTGGCCGATGTTTCAAAAAGGTCGTAAAAGATAATGGGCAAAACACTAGGTACAGTTGTTAATGCTGCATTGAAAACAATGGGTGAGCCGGAGATTACATCCTTTACGGCTGCGAACATTCTTCAGCAACGACTCATTGAAGTAGCGAATAATGCCGTGCGAGAACTCTCCGATCAGATGGATTTTGATTGGAGACTTCAGCGTGCGATTATTACTACAGCGGCTTCGATTACAACGGATTCCTCTGCGCTCACAAACGGCTCTACCACAGTAACTTCGGTGGATTCTGATGGAGTTAACGCAAATTCATTTACAGGCGCAGCAGCAGGTATGTACTACCGACGTACGGGCGATCAAACGTCTTATTTAATTAGTTCGGTAAATACAGGCGCAAGTCCCGATACAATCACGCTTGAAACTGCTTACTTAGGCTCCACATCAACTGCTGCAGGCTATCAAATTATTAAGGACACGTTTTCAGTGTCCACAGCGAACTTTGGTGAATTGGTTGTGGCAACGTATGGGGGGTCTCTAGCTAGCGGTGTTGGAGGTACAGGCCAACCTCCGTTAGTTCAAAAAACATTTGCGGAGTTGATTCAAATTGCAGGAGGGGATCGGCATCGAAATACCTCAGGGCGTCCACAAATCATCGCCGAAATTGGAGCGGATACTTCAGACAATCCCCAATATGTTCTGTATCCTTTTCCTGATGACAAATACCTGGTAGAACTTTGGTATACGATTGACTTTTCAGAAAACGCTACGTTCGCTACTGAAATGTTCGGAGCAGACGCTCCGGTAAGCGCCTATGATTTTGTCGAACATAAGGTTGTAGCTGCAGGCCTGGAGTGGGATGAAAACTACCAGGGCGCTGCAGTGTACGAACAAAGAGCTCAAATTGCCATGACAAACGTGATTAAACGTGAAAATCGTGAACGAATCGACGTGGGATTTGATGTGGAAACATACAGGCGACAGTATGGGGTTCGTTATCCAGGGTCCTCTTCGACGTTGTTTGATATGCACATTCGTAGGACTTAATGAGTAAGAAACAACGTCGTCAGACTCCACGTACAAATCACGGGCAGATGAAGAACACGAAGCCGATTAAAGAGAAACAAGTCGAGCCCGATGAAGAAGAAGCACGGTACTTAAAACTTCGTACCAGAGATCGTTAATGCGTTCAGGTTACCACAATAGAGATCGAGTAGAGGTTTTAGACGGGGGAATCTACCGTCTTATGGCCCAGAATAACCCGGAATTTCCCCGGGATTCTCTCTGGGACCTCTATAATATGGTTTATGAAAAGTCGTCGGGTGATCCTGAAAAAGCCCAGGGGTACACGCAGCTTGGTACAAACACGGTAGCTGACGCGGTTTCTGGGTTGTTTGATTACGTCGAAGGCACTGAGTTGATTGCCTGTTCAGAAAATGGCGGGGTATATAAACGTACAACCGGAGATTGGTCTACTGTCTCAGGGGGCGGAGCAGGTACGTTTTCGACCACGGATGATGTTCGATGGACTGGGCAAATGACTTTTGGAGGTACCACGAGTTCGAGGCTCTTAGTGATTTCGAACGGAGTGAATGCGCCTCAGAAGTACACATCAGGGGCTGGGATTTCTGCGTTAGGCGGTTCGCCTCCCTCGACCGGAAAGTATCTTTCTTCATTTGCAGGTCGTTACTGGCTTGTTACTGGAGATACTTTGCATTACTCGGCAGCAGATAACGTAGAAAATTGGTCAGGTGGGGGAAGTTTTCAAGTAGACTACGGAACCGGTGATATTACGGGTCTGTATGTGTTCGGCTCACAAATGCTGATTTTTAAGCGTAATAAGATTTTACGCTACGTAGCAGGAGACTCATTGGCTTCTGCTTCGATTTTGGACGTAACGAACGCAGCAGGCACGCCTTCGCACCATACGATTCAAGAGACTACGGGTAATTTGAGATCGGGTTCGTTGTTGTTTATGTCGGATGAAGGAATTCATGAGCTCCGGCCTACTCAAGCTACAGGTGCTTTTTACGTTACGAACACAGCAGAGAACATTAAGCCTATTCTGGATAATCGTGACGAGCGGTACTTCTCAACCTGTTGGGCGACGTATAATGCACCTCGAGGAGAGTATTGGTTACAGTACGGTATTTCGAACGCACGCCCTGATGAGGGGGTGATTGGAAATATGGCTCAGAAAAAAGCCCGTTGGACTACTCATGATATGCGTACGAAAACCGCTGGAACGATGTACTTAAGTTCGGGTAAGCGGATTCAGGTCATGGGAGATGGTTCAGGAAACGTATACCAGCTTCATGACGAATCGTACAATCGGGATGGAGCAGGTTATCGAGGTTTTGTTACCACTCCCGCATATGCTCAACAAGACCGCGCACGTATGAAGGTTTATGGGCGTACATTTCTAGATGCAGCAACTAATGGAACGTACCCAATTCTTTCGTACGAAACTTTGGGACGAAGCGCCCTACCCGCACCAGCGGGAAGTACAAATTCTCCCTCAGGGTTCGGTGCAGTGGATGGTTGGGGTACAGGTGAATGGGGAGAAGCTGTTTGGGGTGGGTATACAACTCAGGGACAGTGGTTTAGGCCAAGCTCAGTTCGACGCGGTGCTTGGAAACGGATGCGTTTTGAAACTCTTGGTGCAGATCAATGGTTTCGGGTTTATGGTTTAGCAATGGAATACTCTTATCGGCGGGCCATTCTGGCTGCTTAGGAATTTAAAATGTCTGTAATATACGATAGCCTTACTAACCATTCGCCCTTAGATGGTACGAATACAGCGATAACAGGTGCGGCAGTAGATGCTAATCCGAACGTTATCGCACAGATTTTGGATGGAACTACAGCAACGGACTTGGCAACTTCGGGTCTAGTGGATGCTCGATTTACTTCATCGCGTGCGGGGCTGCGTCTGATTACTACAGATAATGCGGCTGGGTCGATTTATCGGGGTCTTACAGTTGAGTGGGACCCAGGCGATGGCGGAAACATGACGGATAATTCATCGGGTATTGGAATCAACTTTAAAATGCCCGATAGTGTAGATAATCAGGATGTTTACGCGGCGATTGACGTATTGTGTTTGGATGATGATACAACCACAGAAGACGGTGAGTTTAGTTTTAAGTTAGTGAAAGCAGGGACACTGACTGAGGTAGCAACACTGGCCTCTACAACGGGCCTGACAGTTGGAGTCGATGACACCGGATATGATGCAAAGTTCTTCGGCGCAACTTCTGGGAGCTTTTTACTGTGGGATGAATCGGCAGATTCGCTACTTCTGACAGATAGCACTCCGCTGAAAATCGGTGACAGCCAGGATCTGACCTTATATCACGACGGCTCTAACTCCTATAT